AAAACAAATAAGAATAAGAAAACAAGGTTCACCTTGGTTTTAGTCTGTTTGTTCACTGAACTCTGAATGATTTTTGGTTCCTGTGTGCAAACACGGGAACTTTTTTAATAAGGAGATAAATAAGACATAAGACTTACGTAAAGTTGAAGGTTCGAATTATAAATAATGTATACACCAGTAACCGGGTCGGACTTCTAATCCGTTAGCCGTAAATGGAGTTGCAAATGTGGGTTCGAAGCCCACCTGGTGTACTTTTTATAATAAGGATTTATATGATACGTAAAAGAAATCAAGAATGTCCATATTGTGGACAAATAATGACAAATATACGAAAACATTTTAAAATTTGTACGAAAAAAAGAAGAGGACATACACATATTGAAGAAGAAAAGAAACTGATTTCAGAAAAAAGAAAACAATATCTAAAAGAACATCCAGATGAACACCCATGGAAAAGAGGAACTAAATTTATTTCGAAACCATGTGAAACATTAAAAGAAAACTTAAAACAAGCCGGATTTAATTTTGTTGAAGAATATTCTGATGTAAGATGGAAACATAATTATTCTATTGATATTGCTTTTTTAGATAAGAAAATTGCAGTTGAAGTAAATGGTAATCAACATTATAAAAATGATGGAACATTAACACCATATTATCAAAATAGACATGATTATTTAATTTCTGAAGGTTGGCAAGTATTAGAAATTTATTATGTGAATTGTTATAAACAAGAAAAGATTGAAGAAATAAAAAATGCAATAATAAATGGAAAAGATATAGATTATTCCGAACATCAATTATTGTTTTTTAATAAAGTAAAAACATTAAAAGAAAAACAAATAGAAAAAGAAGAAAAACGAAAATATGCTGAAGACAATGGATTGATAAAATGTAATGGTAAAATAAATGGTTGTGGTGTTACATTTAATGAATGGAATAAACGAAAAGATTTGATATTAAATTCAGGAATTGATTTAACTAAATATGGTTGGGTTGGAAAAGTAATTGAAAAAACGGGATTAACAAAACGTATTATTGAAAACACAATAAAAAGATTTGAAAAAGAGTTTGACGGTAAATATTTTAGAAGAAAATAATTTTTATTGAGGTGTGGCCTAGTTGGCGATGGCGCGGGACTTTGAATCCTGTACGGTTAATGACACAACGCTGGTTCGATTCCAGCCACCTCAACTAACTGGCAGAGCTAGCCAGTATAATCAAACTACTTCCATCGGGAGCTCGGTTGGTATGCGTAGCGGCGGTCTTATAAACCGTAGGCCATGGGTTCAAATCCCATACGATGGACTAAACTGACAGAGCTAGTCAGTATAATAAAACTAAATGGGAATGTATTTCAGTTGGATTAGAAAAACGCACTTTTAATGCGTGAGTCGTGGGTTCGAGCCCCACCATTCCCATTACATAATCATCATTAGGTATAATGAGTAAAATCATTATACCTTTTCTTTTACAGTGAACACCAATGCTCTAACCAAAATTATAAATATAATATGGAAACTTATATTTGTAAATTTTGTGGTAAATCTTGTAAAAATCCTAATTCATTACGTAATCATGAAAGACTGTGTAAATTGAATCCAAATAGAGATGAACACTCATTAGCAGTAATGACTGAAAATAGGAATAAATGGAATGGAACAAAAGATAATCCAGGTCATTCTGCATGGAATAAAGGATTAACTAAAGAATCAGATGAACGAGTAAAAAGACAAAGTGAAACATATTCTAATAGATATAAAACAGGAAGTTCGGAAGCAAAAGCCTTAGGACATGTAATGACTGATGAAATAAAAAAGAAAATTTCTGAGACACAGAAAAAGAATTATGTTGGTCGGTCTAGATATGCAACAGCAAGAGAACATAGATGTTCATATGCGGAATCATATTTCACGGAATGTTTTACAGATGCGGTTAAACAATTGCATGTTGATCGATATTTTCTTGACTTTGCCTGGCCGGATATAAAGATCTATATTGAAATTGATGGTGAACAACATTATGTGGATCACAGGATTATTGAACATGATAAGATAAGAACTCAGAGATTACATGGCTTGGGATGGAGATTGTTAACCAGGATAAGATGGTCAGAATTCCAGAAACTTGAACAGTCTGAGAAAGAAAATTTAGTTTTCCGACTACTGCAAACAATAAAGATTCAAAAATTACAATAGACAACTGAAATAGAAATTCATGGAATAATAGGTCTACAAGTTAGGCTTATTTTTCTATATTATAAGTATAATCAATCGAACAAAAGGAGTTATCAATGCGTTATATTATTTGTATTTTAATTATCGCAATTTTACAGATTATACCTGGTTTATTTAAGTATCAAGATTATGTTTATGATAAAGATAAAACTGAATATGATTTAGCAAAAGCTGAATATGATTCTGTAACCATAATAAACCGAAATAATGTATTAGATTCATTAACTAATGCATGGATATCTACAAATGATACTGTATTACGTAAAATTAAAAAAATTAAAAAGACACCTGAATATGGTGAACTGGGTTATTATCAAAAAACTGGTCGAATGGAATGTGAAGAAAATTACCGTGGTAAGTTAATTTGTGAACCAGAAAAACAATGGGTAACTACTGATTATTACATTAGTGGTTATAAAAAAGATACAATTTGGACAGAAGGATATAAAACAAGAGATGAATGGACGAAAAAAGCAAGTGCTTTTGCAAAAACTGAAGCAATAAAAATTTATCCGGATTTTCATGAATATAATGGTCACGAGTTTCATTATATGATTAAGAGTAATAGTGGACTTGATAATTTTTTAGGATTTATATATTTTGTTGGTATGGCATTTTGCTTTTTCGGTTTAATGTTCAATTTTTGGAATTGGATTGAAAGCAAATATAATGGGCTTTGGACATTATTTGGATTTTTCATATCAATAATTGCACTTGTAAGTTATGTAATGGTATTTATTGCAATTTGGTCATTTTTATACAAATAGATGGCTGAGAAGAAATTCTCGGTCATTTTTTATTTAAAACTTAGCCATAAATTACTATATTATAATCATCAATCAAAAGGAGTACAAAATGAAAGTCTATACACTCGTTATTACGCAAAATCAAGAATCGGAAGTAAGTCTTCTGAACGTCATCATGAAGAATGACCCCGCGGAAATCGCGAAAATCATTGAAGATGATTACAATGAACAGGTCATGATGTGTACTGGTGAAGAAGATGATGATGGAAACTGGGTAGATTACGATGAATCGGAACTTATCACACTCACACCGGAAGACATCGAAAATGATTCAAGTTGGTCCTATGACTGTAGTGATGGTGGTGCTGGTGATTTGTGTGTCAATTATCATGTTATCATCCAACGTCTGGAAATAAAGAATGATCAGGTAAATCTCACTAATCCTGCAGGAGTCTAATATGTTTGGAAGCGAATCAAGAAAAGAACAGTCTGAACGTCTTGGAATCAAGATCACTCTCTGGGATGACATTAAAGTCTATACCTATCTCTTTTTCCGAGCGATTTACCGTTTTATCTTTCCGACGGAGACAATTCTTATCTCCATGTATTATAGTATGATTACTCATTTCGGTTCGCCGGAAAAAGCATATGAATACATGAAGGACAGCGGAGTTGTCAAGGTAAGACGTGGATGGAACAAAATTACTATCTGGGTAAGACGTCCAGGATTGTTTATCGGAACAAAAGGTAAAGAACTTTATTATCTGGAAGATAAACTTAAAAAGAAGATTATTGTGAAAGAAGGTGACAAATTGAACGCAATAGAACGTGCATACGATCACATGGGATTCGTCTGTTCCTATCACGATGATTATTGATAACTGAATAGAATATAAGATAAAGATGTGGTTTACAATAGCCACATCTTTTTCTATATTAAGAATATGAATAAAAAACTGACATTCGAAACCTTTGAATCACGTCGGGAACTTGTGAAGTTCGTCAACAAAAATAACATTAAACAAGAGGATATCCAGCAGATTACTGGATCAGATAAGGATATTCTTGATTCGCATTTCACTTTATGGTATTGGAACTAGGAGGTAGATAATGTCCTTAGCAGAATTTAGTAAAAACGTTTATGATCTATTAAAAGAACAACCTGACGAATGTTATGGTATTGCAACGGAATACGATGATTTTGTCAGGCATAAATCAAATGATATTGATGAATTCATTGAAGAATCATATAAGAATGGTAAAACCGTTGAGGCAACTACCGAAGATTTGATTGAAGAAGTTTATTATCATTGGCATTTATATCGCAATTAAACAGGAGATGAACTAATGAGATGTCCAAACTGTGATGCAAAACTCAAACGAATGATTACTGATGATCCCAATATCGATCACCAGTTGGTTGAAGGATGGGAATGTCCTGAATGCGGATATGATTCCGTCTACGATGACGAGGAACCGGTAGAAGATGATGAAGATGATGAAGATGACTGATAAAAAATAATTACATTAAGAGTATTTACATTTGGTCATCAATTAACTATATTAACAACATAAGGAGATACGAAAATGGAAACGAAACAAGGTAAAGTCTTTAAGATTGTCGTGGTAACGGAAGAGAAGCCGAAGCCTGCTCCCAAGCCGCGAACCCGCAAAGCTCCTGCTAAGAAAACCACAACTAAGAAAAAGAAGTAAGGAGACTGATCATGCAGTTCGAAGTTACCTATACTACCAAAAGAACGTTTGAAATCCCGGAAGGTGCAACCGATGAAGAATATGATGCAATGAAGCAGATTATCATTGCAAGCATCGAAGGTGCACCTGTGAGTGCGGAAAATGTTAAGGTTGTTCGCCTTGACACACCGCCTGTTGAACCTCCTCCGTATGAAATCAATAAAGATTGCGATTAAAGGGGTTTACAAATGAAGAAGTAATTACTATATTATAGATATAACGCAGCAAACGGTGTTCCTATTAAAAATGACAATTATTTTATGGTATTTACACCCCGCTGCAAACTTTTGTAGCCGTATTATTAAGTACTGTTCGAGTCAGGGCGGCGGGTAATCCGCAGCCGAAGAAGGAAATAGGGCGATTCCCGGCGAGTGTTTAAAAATGGTGCGACGTAGCTCAATGGTAGAGCAGCTTACTTTACTGTCCGCAGTAATGCAAAGATTGTTCCTATAATGGCTATTAACCAGCGGGTTATGGGTTCGAGTCCCATCGTCGCACCTATATTTTGTTAAGATTCCGGTGTCTGGTGGCTCCTTTTTGACCAGCCCGGCGAGGTTTGCCGATATTGACCTCGGGTTGGAAACAATGTCGGAACCCTGTGACAACGGTCACGGGGTTTTGTTATTTTTAGAAGGACTTCCATTGATAAATAAAAAAGGAGGAAATTATGTATGACTTTCAAACCGCGATGGTAATCACAGCAGCCCAGTCTGCAGGACGACCAGAAGCATTCATTTATGGAACGTCATCGGGTAGCATTCTAGCTGCGGTGCTTATCGTATTCTTTATTCTAGGTGTAATGATAATAACTGATATTTTCTAGTAGACTGAAATAAAATTATATTAAGAAGATTGGTTACAATAGCCAATCTTTTTTCTATATTAAGAATATCAACGAACTTAAGAGGTTAAAATGACATTAGAAGAAGCAATTCAGAAACGTGAAAAACTTCTCGCTGAAGAACGTGAAATTCGTCAGGCAGTTAAGATTCTTCATTCCGATACGTTCCCTAAGTGGAATGGTTACATCGGTGCGGCAATTGATGCTTATGAAGACCGTCTGTCCAGAATCCCTTATGAAATTGAACAGTTGGCAAAGCAGGTTGAAAAGAAACCGGAACCGAAGAACACAATGTTCAACACTGGTTTTAAAGAAGAAGATATTGCTTTAGCACTGAAACTTTTCGAGGTGATTACTAATGGTTAAGACTGTCGAATTCTCTACTGACAAATATGAAGATTCAATTGGATTGGATGTTGTTGTCATCGGAGCATCTGCACAGCAACTGTCTGATTTGGAACGTCGCCTTGACAATTATTACGATGCTAACGGTCTGTCCAGCATTGAAGTCAACGGTAATTGTATTGCCATGATTTTCAATATCGATGAGATTCCTGGTTCTATTGAACGAGTCAAAGGACATATCTGTGACTTGGTTATGGTCATGTAGTCTGAAATAAAATATAGCTAAGTTATTCATTACAAATGGTGATTAAATTACTATATTAACAATATCAACAAAACAAAAAGGAATAAATCATGGCAAAAAAGAAAAAAGAAACTTGGATCGTAACTATTGCAAATTACGATGAATGTGGTGAAGGTCTTGCTGTGTTTGCTCCAGTTATTTGTAAAACTGAAAAAGGCGTTGCGGACTTTATCAACGAAGATATGACTGCATCTTTCACTAATGAAGGGTGGACAGTTAAGGGAAGAAAAGCATATCCGCCTAATTATGATCCGAAGGATAAGGAAAATCCCCCTGAAAACTTCCCAGTTATTACTGAAAAATCCATCAAGAATAACAAGGAATTTGAAACACCGAGTGTTATTCAACTCTGGACTAAATGGAAAGTCACTAAATGGGAGATGTAAAAATGGTAACGATTACGTTAACTGACGAAGAAGCAAGGATGCTTGATCTTATTTGCTGGGACTACATCAACGATGAAGACTGGGATAACTTGGATGTCACTGATGAAGAAATCGAAGCATTCAACCAGGGAGCAACGAAGATTAACTGGGCAGTGAGAGAATTGCCTGACGATACTGAAGAGGACGTCTGATATAAAAAATAAGTATCATCACGGGTTAACAAATAGAGTATAATTTTCTATATTATAACACGTCGATGATACGACACCTGCTCACTTGGCGAAATTGGTAAACGCTGGGTCAACCGAAAGGAGCCCTGAGAAGCAATTCTCTTGAAGTTGTTCGAATCCTTCAGTGAGCACTAAAAATTATGCCGTTGTGGTGGAAGTGGCAGACACGCTCTGGTTAAAGGCCGGAGTTGCAGAGTGGGTAATGCCCCACAGCCAGGAAACTGGTTGCAGTATATGGTTCGAGTCCTATCTACGGCACTATCACTAAAAACAAAAACAAAAAAACAAAAGGAAAAATAAATATGAAGTCTACTATTTCTCTCGAAGACGCTTTCAAGTCCTGCATCCGTAAGCCGAAGAGTGCCCAGAAGCTCTCTACCTTCCGTGATTCCAAGTTTGCAACGTTCCTTCAGGATGGTCACATGGTTACTGGTGTTATGGCGGCTGTCTGGCGCACTGGTGACGGTAAGAAGTATGGTTGGAAGTCCGATGCCTCCATGCTGGGTGATGCTTGCCACTATGGCTTCCGCATGATTCACGTTGAGTAATCTGAAATAAAGATTAAACACTCGACATGTTGACAATGTATGAATAAAATTCTATATTACAACATGTCACAAATGCGTTGTTGGCGAAACTGGTAAACGCGTGGTCAACCGAAAGGAGCCATGGGAAGCAATTCCCTTGTAGTTGTTCGAATCCTACACAGCGCACTAACGGCCGGATGGTGGAATGGTAGACACTGGGGACTTAAAATCCCCTGGGAGTAATCCCGTGAGAGTTCGAGTCTCTCTCCGGCTACTAAAGCAAATACTACGGTAGCTCAGCAAGGTAGAGCAGCGGACGAAAATCCGTGTGTCGGTAGTTCGATTCTATCACGTACGAGCAGAAATGACAAGTTCTAGATACGTCAGAGTATGGTTTGCTTAACTTTTTAACACTAAACATCAAACAGAAGTAAATATAATGAACGCAAAACAACGTGCAATTCGAGCAGGTATTCGTCAGGCCAAGCGCACTAAAACTGCTTTTAAGATGGTCGAACTGAAGTCTTGCAATGAACCGAAGGTTGTGGACGAAAAGAAGGTCAAGGAAAAGATTGCTGCAGAACAGGCTAAGAAGCATCCGGATAAGCGTAAGCTGCGCCGAATGAAGGCATCTATCGCCTAATTAAAATTTCGTATGATGCTGAGTAATCAGTAGGGTGACTGGATAGAAAATATCCAGTCATTTTTATTTACATATAGCCTCTAATTTACTATATTATAAGTATAAACAAGAGGTTATTATGACAAGTGAAGAATACTACAAGCCGGCTGATGAAAAGATTGCACAGTTGAAAAAGAAGGGAATTGATCCGTATCAAAGGGCAAAATCGTTCTTTCAGGAAGCTGACAAGGGCGGAAAGGTGACGATTGAACTCAAACCACTTGACGGATCCAAAGATACAATGAACTTCTATCTGCAAAGGGAGACGTTTGGTAAGAAACTGAAGCTGTATGCCCTGTATTATGAAAATGGTGTCAAATGTCATGCACTGCCGATTGATTCGTTTCCATACACTCCCTGGGCAACTCTGACTAGAGAATTGCTTGCTATGAGTTACTGCATGGACCTTACCTGGAAACAGTATTTCATTGACTGTGCCAGAGCAAACGGTGAAGACGTTTAACATAAGGAGAAATAAAATGAAAAGAAAACTGGTAATTGAAATCGATACGGATGAAGTTTCAGAGAGTAGTGGATTCGATGAACTGATGGATAACCTCCAGGATTATTGCCAAGAACAGGCGAATGAACTCGTTGCTCTTGACGGAATGGAACACGGTTATTTCTACTCTGTAATCGATCCTGAAGGTAAGAACAATGTCCGCATTGATTCTCACTGGGAATAAGGGTAAACTGAAATAAAAATAATAATCAGAATGGACCGTCACCTGACGGTTCATTTACTATATTATAGTCATGAACGTTATTGATTACGAAAAAGAACACCTGAAGAAACTTGATGCTGGCCTCTTTGTCAATGATGATGGGTCTCGACACATTTCCATGATCTATGCGGAGCGTTTTGTTGCACTCCGTGATATGGAAGAAGATAAGAAGTTCGAAGTAAAACCTCATCACCTTGCAATGGGTTATAAGAAGGTTAATGAGATTTATAAAAAGATTTATAAGCTTCATTATTCTGTTCCAATGACTAAAGAAGAAACATTGCCTAATGGAACGAAATACATGGCATGGAATGAAAAGGAATTCGATCTCGTCCAGATTTATCATCATGCTGAAGCATACTGGGAAACTGTTATGTATATGATGAAGAAAGATGCGGAAAAGAATGGTGAATTGAATGTATCAATGGATGTTGTAAACAAGGATATTATTATTACGGACCCTTGTTATATCTTTGATACGGACAAGAAGGATTATTATGATGAAGACCTGAATGGTATGATTTGGAAATCAAATCATTACGGTGACTGGTCTTGCACCATGTTTGAAGAGAACTTGATGACTGGCGAGAAGAAACCGGTCGGACAGTTCTGTGCGGATGCTGGTGCAGTATGTGTAGCAACTACCGATGCAGAATGTATTAACTTGGAAAAGCTTAAAAAACTCGGTGAATGGTGTTATACAAGAATCAATAACTTTACCGGAAAAGTATCTATTGAATTCGTTCCTTCCTGGGATGATTATCATGTTGTCATTGACGGTGATATTTACGGAGAAAGAGTTAAGTTTGTTTCCTGTCAAACGGGAATGTAAAGGAGAAATCATGGCTGATAAACAAAGAATTAAGTATTTACAAGAACATATTCCGATGATTGAATCCCGAATAAGATCCGGTAAGTGGTTGTTCGGGGATCATCGAATACTGAAAGAAATGAAAACAGAACTTGCATCTATTAAGGTAAAATAGTATGGATATAGAAAAGATGAAACTTATTAACCGTTCTTCCCAGGCTGTTTTGCCAGAAGATGTAATCAGTTCGTTAAGTGCAACTACAATGCATGAATTCAATGATGCTCTGTTGCTCCACAATCTCCGTATTGATGAATATGAGAAGGTTATGGACGCAGGACATTTAATTGAACAGAAAATAACAATCATAGACGCTTAGCTTCCATTGTCTCTCAAGATATAAATAAATATAGCTTGTATTTTGAGAGGTGAAATGAATATCTTTAATTTTATTTCCACGGTAGACGACATTGAGGAAGATCAGGTCATTAGACTGGATAGATTCATGGCAATGGCGAACATGGTCAGAGAATGTAGAGCGGAAACGAATCCTGTACTAAGACTCTTACCAGAACGCAAAGTTTATAAAAATCCATGGAGAAAGAGAAAGATACATCGGAAAACTGCGACATTGAAAGACGACGGTGACTACTCTCAGCTGTTGAATACTTTTAATATCGATTAAGCTAAAGGTGTCTGATTGAAAAAAATCTTAAATTTACTATTTAAGATTTAGACAGAATTAACTATATTTACATCGTAAAACAAAAACAATAACATCTAAACCACGAGGTTACAAAATATGTCTATTCAATCTCTCTACAACTCTATCGCTGGTGCTTCTGCTGCTCCGGCTTCCATTGATGCTCAGATCAAGCTCAAGCTGTCTGTGCTTCAGCAATTCGCCGCTAGCCAGTTCGCTGCTCTTGCTGGCGATTCTATTAATCAGGCCGAACTCGACCAGGCAAAAACTATCGGTGATCAGCTCGATCGTCTGAACGAAGCACAGAAGAACGACTTCCTTACCAGTCTGACTGAACTGTATTCTAAGGTCGAACAGGCAGTTCTGGCAAAGCTTGTTGCTGGTGCTGGTTCTGTTGCTAGTGCTGACCTCAGTGCAATTGCTGCTGCTGCTCGTCCCGAACCTGAACCGGAAGAACCGATCACTGAACAGTCTGACCTGGAATTTGATCTTTCTGATGAAACTCCGAGCGAACCTGCTGAACAGACTGTAAGTGTTGCTTCTGTATCTGCGGGAACTGATACTCAGGCTGCTGCAGCTGCATTTGTCAATCTATTGAATCAGTTGCTCTCGTAGTCTGAAAGAAAAATTGGATTAAGACTTGGCTTACAATAGCCAAGTCTTTTTTCTATATTATGAATATAATCAATCAAACATAAGGTAAAATATGCAGTCTAAAAAGAAAGAAACATTAATCGAATTGTTAACGGAATTACGTGACGAACATATTTCTGAACTTGCAAAGACAGTAGATCTATCTGAACAAGACATCAGAGATAGACTCGCTAGTGAACCGGAGGACGTCTATGAAATGGATGATGGTAATTGTCTTTTGCAAGGTATCGACAATGTATTAAATGCAATAGATATTTAACCAGAGTCGACTGCATTTAAAAAATCAAAACATTCTGATTTACAATTAGCCAGAATTTAACTATATTATAAGTATAAACAATCAAACAGGAGTAAATACAATGAAAGCAATCTTCTTCCTTTTCGTCATTGCCATCTTGGCATCTGTTGGTTATCTCAGTTATCGTGGTTTGACTGGGGAAAATAACAATGCAACTCAGATTGCAAATGACATTGGCAATCTGTCTGAATCGGTAGCACACACCGTTAAGGATGGGGCAAATGATATTGCGAAAGACATCCAGAACAAGGCGGTAGAAGCCAAAGACTCTGCAGTAGAAAAGGTTAAATCTGTTAAGGATGAAACCGCAGAAAAGGTCAAGGAAAAGACTGATTCTGCTAAGTCTACTGTAGCTTCAAGGATTGGTGACGTTCGAGCGAGAGCAAAGAATATAGCTAAGTAAACTGATTAAAAAAGTTCATTAAGCCAGGCTTTACAAGAGTCTGGTTTTTTACTATATTATAAGTATAACAATGGAGTTTAATATGCAATCTAAATTCGATCACATCCATAACACAATTGTTAAGAAGATTGACGTATTCTATAAACTGTCTGGTGATAGGAATTCCAAAATTGCCACAGTGAACAGACTTTACGAAGATCTTGTTAAGCTCTATATGCAATCTACTCCCGATTTTCTATTAAATGAATGGTTGGATGATGACGAATATGCATTGCATATTGAAGACTTGGAATATGTTTCCACCAGAGAACATGCTGAAGACTGTATCATGCAAATGATGATCAATAGAAAACAAATGCCAGAGCAACGGTTCTTTGAAAAATTCATGTTGACTGACAAGAAAATTTAGAATTGTTATTATTGACAAACAGTCTATAATTAGCTATATTTACAACGTAATTAAAAGAGAGGTTAAAAATGAATTGCAGAGAAGTTCTTCAAATTTATGGTCCGACTTATTCTCATCTGTCGGATAAAAAGTTGTTTGAAAAAATGTCCGATCTGTGTTATAAGCAGGTCAATCACGGTGTTAGCTGGGAATATTGGAAGAAGTCCTACGGTGCAAAGGGATATATTACTCCCGATAATATCCGTCAACACATCGAGGATGCTGTCCATGAAACTGGTGCTTACTCTGACGTAGCTATGGCTATGGGTCTGAAACGTTGGAGAGAAAAGCAACAAGAAGAAGCGAGAGCTAAGGCTTACTCGGTTGTCTGATTAAAAAATATCAGAAGTAATTGGTTTACACAAGGCCAATTATTTACTATATTGTATATACAATCAAAACAACAGGAGTTAAAACATGACTACAATCTATCAAGCACTGACCACCCTCAAAGACAAGAAGATTCCTTGCTCTCCGTTCATGAACTATGATGCCAGCAATGAAATTGAATATGCTGACAATGGTTGTTCGTTCCGAGCACTGAAGTCTGAATGGCCGATTCACAACATCAGTTATTCTTCTCGTGGCAATCTGAACGTTTCCTTCATCATGGAAGGTGTGATGACTGAACCGAGCGGTTACGTTCATAACTGCAAACAGATAAAGAATGTGACTGTGGTGAAGAACGGAAAGATCAACCTCCAGTATCTGCAACTGTCTAGGAACAAAGCTCTTCAGGCTCAACTGCCTGCTGACTTTGGTGTCAAGAACAATATCATTGACCTGGGTAAGTTTGCACTGACTGACAAGACTTCTGTGTCTGCATCTGAAATCTTTAAGGCTGGATGTGTTGATTTCGTCAACAAGATGCATGCAAGTCCTAAGGCTAAAGTTGCAATGACTGATGAACAGATTCGTCTTGCTGGTCTTGGTCTGAGAACTGACGGATTCTATTGCTGTCCTGTCAAGAAGATTGCAACTGACGTTCCGGAACATGAATGTAAGGTATCTATTTCTGGTTGCAGTTCTAAGACCACAAAGATGGCTAAGAAGCTGGCAACTGTCGGACCGTTCCCGACATCCAATGTGAATGAACTGCTGTATACTGCACAGGTTCTCGGTTATCATACCACAAAGACCGAAACTTGTAGTGTTGCAGGCATTCCGCTGAATGGCACTGTGACCTGCTAAAAGTTTAACCTATCACATAATAGCTGTCGGCTGAAGTCAATTTGGCTGACAGCTTCTTAACAATTTACTCACGTAATATCAACTATCTATGAGCGAAGAAGTAACAGAATACAAACCAGAGCCTCCGCATACAACACTGGAGATTGCGAAGATTAAACGGCAACTGTTTATACTAAAAGAACATGCTGCTGTAATGAATGAAGAGATTAAGAAATTGGAAGAGTATATCGAAGCAATTCCTGATGATCTCCAAGTTCCACCAAAAGTTGATGTCAAAGTGATTGATGTCTCTGAACCGCCATTCCAAGACCCAATTGATGAATGGTTAAACGAAGATACCTGACGAGAAAAATTAGAATGAGTGTGACTTACAATAGCTACACTTTTTTCTATATTTACATCGTAAATCAAACAACAAAGGAGATAAAATCATGACAATGAAAGAATACCAGATTATGATGATGGACGAGCTCAACTCCGGTAACATCGAAACATACAACGACATGAACAAGTGCCTTCGTGAAGCTGGTTACAATCCGACTGAAGCTTATGTTGCTTACATCAACATTCCTGAAGATGCATGCAATACTCCGGAAAATGAACCGGAGAGCGACGAATTCGTCTAATTACTTAAGACCTAAGATGATCTTGTAAAGTTCATCTACGGTTTTATAATTTGGCAGTTCTTCAGTTGCCTTTCTACCTTCATTAACTGGTGTATTTAGTGCTTTCTTATAGTCATAACCAAGTTTAGGTCCAATTATATTTTTATTAGCTTGCGGTTCAACAACAGTTTTATAAAGTTCTTTACTACCACCATCTTTAAGATTTAATCTTTGTATATAGCCACCTTCACCTGGGTATCTATCATAAGCAAATTACCTATGATGACATTAACTGGGACTATTGGAAAGTTTTCATCGATGGAAAGAGCTATGGTTCCTGTGAAGGTTACAAAGCTCGGAAAACTATCTGTCACATCGATAAACCGTGGGGAGCAGGGTAATGAAAGAAAAGGTATTCAAGTTCTTTGACATCGCAGAGTTCTGCCTGGGAATTGCATTCTGTATTGCACTTGCTGCAATCGCTGCAACTCATGGGTAGGCTGAAATAAAAACCTTAACAACCAGGGTTTACAACAACGCTGGTTTTTTCTATATTATGAATATAACAAAGAGGATAAACAATATGACAAGAGTAGTTACTCCTAAAGCTAATTATTATAGTTCAAATGTCATTAAAACGGTTCCAGAAGTCAAAGACATCTGTAAAATCATCGTTGACAATTCAGAAATTGTGATTGTGAAGTTCCAGAATGAAACTGAAGAAGATCGAATCAAGCTTCTTGCAACTGGGTGTTTTAATGGAACAGAGCTTCTTTATTCCATCACAAAACGTGACAGTACTTTACAAAAACAGTATGTAAAAATCATCAATATTCATAATGAAGCCTTCACGTTTGATTATGGTGGCGGTTCTAGCACTTGTGTCGGAACTTCTACAATTAAAAAGAATAATTTAATCAAAAACTTTTTGAGAATGGCTGGAGTAAGAAACATTGATTAAAGAATAACTATCAAGTAATCTGCAAAATAAATCATTAAAATCAGGGTTTACAATAACTCTGGTTTTTTCTATATTATAAATATAAACAATGAGGTTATTATGAAGAACAATCAAGCAAAGGAATTAAAACGTCAGAGAGACGAACGAATTGCACAGAGCAATAACGGAATGACTCTTCGTACAAGAACTGTTCCGTCTAAGAAGAAGTACGATCGTAACAAGGCAAAGAAAGAATACGAGACTAAGACATGGTGTTGATTAAAAATCTTATTGATTATCATGATAAAGGTGATTTTGAAAGCAATTCGATTTGGGCATTACATTCCGGACCGTCGACCAGGATCACAAGAATTAATCATGAAAACGTCTATTGGAATGGTGGTTTTTGGCAGATTAACTTCCAGTACACGTTGAAGATCGTATTCACTGATGGTACGGAAATGGTATTCACTGGAGGTCCAAGAGCAACAGATAAAAAGAATGAATATGGTGTGGATCTGTTCACGTTCCTTCAGAGTTATATGGAAAATGGATATGAATTTCCTATGGATCAGGATTATGTCGAGCTAGAAGATATTGTTCTGTAGCTATCTGAAAAGAATAAAATTATGACCAGGGTTTTACAATAACTCTGGTTTTTTCTATATTATGAATATGAATTTGATTAAATCATTACGCGATTTTAACCTGATGGAGCAATACTACAATAATAAGAGTGGTGCAACTGATATACAGACTACCCGTAGTATTAAGATGCTGGAACTAAAGGAATGGGGTGGTGATTATATTCTTAAGTATGCATACATCAATGAAAATGGTATTGCAGAACGTGAATCTTACTGGTATTATGACTGTCAAACAGTATTACAGGTTGAATTCCAGGATGGTACTAAACTTGATTTTATCTATAAAGGTCCAGGTGGTAAACGGCACAAGAAGTTAAAGGACACGGATATAACGATTGAAGATTTCTTCAACCAGTATATTGCAAATGGATATGAAATAGAATCTGACCCGGATTTCATTGAATTAGAAGATATTGTTCTTTAGAACAAATCCGGATCGGCAATCTTCATTAACAATCTTTCATCAACATATAAATCGAACAGTTCACGGTCTTCCGCGGACAATTTTTTATATGATGCTCTTGCATATTGAATGAACCATGTTTCTTGACAAAGAGTATAAGTAATCTTTTCTAAGTCGCCATCAGTAACTTCAATGACCCCTTTCTCTGCATCTGTTTCACATGCACGGTTGTTATCTCTAGGATCACCTTGATTCATGGAAACCATTTTCTTATCTCTGTAAAGCGAAACCAGTTGCATTAACCAGTTGTTGGAATCAGTAGAACGTTCTTCATAGAAGTCCCAGTAGATGTTATCAAGGATCTCAACATGTGGGAATTCCAGTAACAACTGTTCCATCATATTTGGATAAAGAGAATCACCTCTACCCATTGTTGTATCGTATTTGTCAAGCTTTTTCTCTTTATCGGTATGACCCTTGGTATTATACTTCATACCGGTCTTTGTTCTCACACCGAATGATTTAAGACGTTTAGCAGTGATATTCTTTTGTTTAGCTTTACGTTTGATTGCGGCCTTTCTCTGGCCTATCTTTCTTTTAAGCCTTTCCATGGGAGTAATAAAGACTTCTTTTGGCTGTCCGGTTTTTTTGTTAATCTGAATACGGTAATTCTTACGAGTAGTGTGCCATTTCTTGACCTTCTTTCCATTACGGGTCTTATAGTCGAAATACATCTTCTCGTCGAGCTGTTCAGCTTCAGCCTCGTTAATCTCTGATTCCATGTAGTCTTTAAACGTCATCATTATGTATTATTTATAGTATAAAGAAATCTGATTAAAATATTCTATAAAAAGGGTTTACAATATAATCAGAATTTACTATATTATATCATGTAATAAGGAGCAATTTATGCCAGTTAAAATTGATTTTCGGTGGGCTATGGATGGTTATAGTCGTGTAAGAATCAGAACTGTTAAGGATGTCGAATATACACCTGGTTCTACTGTATGTCATCTTAAATATACAGAAGGAATGGTGGATAACTTTGGAATGATAGTAGAAGGTTGTTCCGTTGAACCCGGTGATGTTATTACCAATCTTGAAACTGGTGAAATACTGTCTGCTAATATGACTGGAGAAGAAAAGTATAAAAGGATTAAGGCCTGGTTGGAAGGAGATGTCGATATTCCGTTAACTGTGGAAGACATAGTTCTGTAAAGACTACTGAATAACTTTTTTCTATAACAGGCATTTACAAACTCTAATAATTTTTCTATATTAAAAACACAAATTGAAATTAAAACTACTAAGGAGATTCAAATATGTCCGAACCGGTAATTAACTCTGAAATGGCACCGATGGAACAGCTTATTCGCACGGTGGTAAATGCAGCGAAGAATGGTGGTATTACTGCTCACTGCAAGACTGAAGAAGCAGAATCGTGGATTATTGCCACAGAAACTGCTCAGTATAAGGTCGAAAAGGTAAACCGTATGGCAAAGACCCAGCGGAAATTCGACAAGACGAATTTTTATGAAATCAAGGAAGACGGTACCACGAAGGTTGTCAACCTTGGTCAGTGGAAGAAGAAGTTGTTCTACACTCTTCTTTACAATCTGACGAATGACAAGGTGTTCCACAAGATCGATGCGGATCCTGCAAAGATCCGTGAGATTGCTAATGCAATTAAGACGAATCCGTCTTGCTGGACCATGGATGCGGAATCGATTAAGGGTACGATTGACGGTAAGACTATTGAAGTCAAGCGAGATCGAATTGAATATCCGAGTGGCAAGAGTCTGTATCGTGTCAAGTTGTTTGAAGATGGTGTCCAGACTCTCAAGGGCAGTCAGCTGATGAAGCTCTGGAAGTAATCTGACACAAAACTTAGCATGGAGAATAATTTACAACTAAGGCAAAACATTCTATATTATAACACGTAACAAGAACAAGCATTGAACCTGAAAAATTGTGAACATTGAATAAGTTTCTAAGCGATAATTGACGAATTTGGTTTAGAAACATACTAGTCACTTGTGGCTAGCTAACATTGAATGTTTGTGGTCGGACAGAGCTCACTGATAAGCGTTCCGTAGACTCACATTGAATTTGGATCCCTCAATTGTAGCAGATCTCTGAGAACCAGTTCTTGTCTTTCTTATGTCGATGCCTAGCTCTTTCCTAGGTGTCGACATTCTCTTTTAGGTGACTGAATAAAAAATTCTGATTATTTTAAGTGTTCGATTGTGATAAAAATTACTATATTATATACATAACGAACAAACAATGAGGTTAAAACAATGGCAACAGTAATCTTCTCTAACATGGGCGATACCGATACAGCTGTCCTGAAGTACATCTGGATGGGTATGCCGAAAGTAAAGGTTGTTGAGATTACCAAAGACACGGTAAATGCTAAGGCTCTGGTAAACGAAGCAATCGAACAGGAACATGACACTCTTATCATGTGTGGTCACGGAACTCCGGCTGGACTTCTGAACCCGTCTTTCAAGGGTGGAACGTATCTGATTGACAGAACTAACAAGGACAGGATTCGCTGCAATCGAATCATTGCTGTCTGGTGTCATGCAAAGGATTTTGCTGAAACATACGGTGTCAAGGGTTTCTGGTCTTCTATGTTCATCAGTAACTCTGGTGAGGCATCTATGAACGGTATCAAGACTGTATCTGATCAGTCGATTACCGAACAGGAAATTCTCTTCTGCATCCGTCTGAATGAACTGATTCGTAACTACGAACCGATGAAGACTTGGGTTGACACACTTCGTGAACAGGCTGACTACACTAATCCGGTTGTCAAGTTCAATTACGATGGTCTGAGATACTACAAGGTTGCTCCGACTCCGAAGCCGGTCTACTACAGTTATTACGGAAATTACGGAAGCTACAACTGGGAAGATGATGACTTCGCCGATGTAATGGATGCTGAATCCGCTCGTTGGGGTGTAGATGTCCGTAAGGTCGAAGACACTGAAACAAAGGGAACGAATCTTGTTCCGTATGAACCGAAAGGTGTAGGTGGAATCAGGAAGACTTCTCTGAAGGATGCAACTGTGGTGAAGACTGTGAAGCACAAGAGACAGTCGGTGAAGAAGGCAAAGCAGTATGCTATCAATGACGCTGTGATTGACGACTACACTGGTATCAGCCTGGATGAAGAATATCCGCCTGAAGTCTGGGGTTTCCAGGACTAACCCTGGTATCTGAATATGAAAAATACAGAAGATGGGATTTACAAAAGTTCCATCTTTTTCTATATTATACATGTAACGATTGAGGTATAACAATGGCAATAACTATTACAAAAAGTCCCAGAACACTTTATTTCACGTGTAAGAAGTGTGGAACTGAATTCAATTGTTCTGCTGCGGATTGTGAATATAATGAAATATTGAGAGACCGATGCTGGATGATAGAATGCCCAACTTGTAGGAAAAGTTGCTTTCACCATGAAACGGAGTCTAAATAATGAACGATTTTGTAAGACATCATTCCAGTTACATCACTGTAGAACGCCCGTATGAACCTGCTGAACCTATTGAAGTAGAATGTGATTTGGATCGTGGATCAGACCCGTTTCAGGTATACTGCAAATTCAAGGTGGGTTTGGTTTGCCTTGGTGGAATCGTCTATAATGAATATGCATCTGACCATTGTGCGAGAATGACTTATTTGAGCCACAGATTCAGAATCAATGGAAAGGAATATGACTTGCGACAGTATCGTGATAATGAAGAGGCATATGGTCCGTTCATTGCGATGCTTGAAGAGAATTTACCGACGGAAGTGGCAATTAATTTAGAAGACATTGTATTATAAGAGAGGTTAAAAATGGAACAAGAAAAAGATTTACTTTCAACCTGTTGTATCTGTGGACATAAGTTCCTTGGATATGGACATAATGCTTCACCGATTGTTGATCACGGATATTGCTGTGACAAGTGCAATGCAGAGAAGGTAATTCCGAAGCGATTGGAAGCTGCACTTAAGGCTGGCTATGGAAAAGAATGTGTTGAACTCGATTAGGGTTGACACACTCTAATTTTTTTACTATATTATAGATATGTCAAAGATTGATAATACAGTAGAGTTATTTAAGAGTCATGGTCTTATCAAATGGGACCGTTATCGATATGTATGGACTGATAAAGCATACGATTTAGCAGAAAAGAATTGTTATTCTATTGCAACAAACTTTACATGCGATGGTAATTATCCTGATGTAGTTTGGTTGCAAACGGTTGATGCTGAATATGGATTCGGCTGGGTAGCAGTCGATGATGAGAAATATGATGAATATGTGAAAATGACCTTGAAAGTTTTTGATATTGAATACGAAGATAATTCGATTCCGGTCGAATTAGAGGATATAGTTTTATGATTACTTTGGATTATATTTGGGAACAATACGAGGCAAAAGGTTATCTTTGTGGCGAAGACCACGATGAATTTTCTGGAGTGGCAAGACGAGTTGCTAATGCACATGGTGTTTGCCTAGCAAGATTTGCTTTTCTGGAACATGGTGAACCTGAACCTCAGGTTTGGGCTCCATGCACTAAAGATGGAAAAGGTGGTTGGGATTGGATCTATGGTGTTGAAATAGAAGGATCTTCCCTGTATTATGAACGTCCAGAATGTCAGGAACAATTAGGATGGTTATTACAGATATTGGATATTCCATTTCCTGGTGGATTATTGAAGGTTCCTACATTTTAATGAGGTAATGAGTGTTCGAAGTTATTTGTATTATCTGTATAATTATGATATTGTTCGGCATTGCTAGAGCATTTACTGGATATGGTATCGTAGATGGTATGGTTTTAATCGCTGTAGCAGTAGGTATAATGGTTTATTTCTCGAATCCTAATAACTTAACTATAGATTCAAAACCTTCCCAGAACATCGTTTTTGTGCAAGATATAGTGCAAGACGATGATTATGGGTGTCAAGATTAACAGAAGTCTGAATATAAAAAATACAGAAGATAGGATTTACAAATGACCTATCTTTTTCTATATTATGAATATAATCAACGGAGAATGACAATGAAAAAGATTTTACTTGCAATAACAATTGGTTTGGTTGGATGTTGTGACTTCCCTGACCTTTCTAATGAAGCAATCTCTGCGAAGATCAAAGCAGATACGATAAAGATTCACAAACCGGATTTCAAGCAGGAAAAGAGTGAATATCCCGATGTGAACATAAAGTATAACATGTCTCGCGGCGAATTTTCTCCTGGTATGGATATGAACAAGAACATGAGAATGAATCTTTCTACAGGTGAAATTGAGTTTGGAATGAGAGTTGGCAACATGTGGATGTCGTTTTAAGGGAGGCAATAATGATTAAATACGATACAAATTTCGGTGGTTCTTTGATTGTCGCAGTGATATTCGTTCTGATCATTGCATCATCTATTGCATTTGCGGATGATTCAAAGAAGATCCAAACGACCGGATTCATGGACTTTAATATGTCCGTACATAGTGGATTCGGTGATAACTATGACGGTATTGCTTTTGCTGGTGGTCCAGGTGCAGAAGTTCTTTATATCGTCAATGACGGTTTTGCCTTTGGATTAACCGGTAAGACTAATATCAACTATGACAATTATGTCCAATATCCTGAAGGAACGGATGATGTCATTGTAGATGATTACGGTCTGTGGACGATTGCTGGTGGTGGTATTGTCTACATGGGTGATGTATTCTATCTGGCATACATGGCAATGACAAATCTATGGACATTCCACAAAGATACTTATCTATCCACTCCTGATGGTGATATAGATATGAAGAAGGCAAAATACCATATCGACAATATGGATTATATTCTTGAGATTGGTGCAAGGATGAGTTATCATGGCGGAATATATGTAGACATTACGACACATCTGGTAGAAACTGAGATTGCTCCTAACAGGTATCAGGTTTATGTCGGATTAAAGTATTTCATCTGATATAAATAATACATGATTAGAGAAGGACAATTTACAACAGAAATAAGAGATTATTTAAATTCATTACCACCATGGAAAGATTCTGCACCAGCGAATGGATGGTTAGTCGGTATGTTTTATGATAATCTCTATGAGTTACGCCGAGAAGCTTATGATACCGTTTTTAACAAGGAGTATGACAATGCTTTGCATAAGTTCTATCAGCTATGGTGTTTCTATGACTATGAAATGAGAGATCATTTAACTCTTGACGATGTAAAGATATTTGGTACTGTGATTACAGAGCTTTATGAATACTGGAATACACATGGCCATTCACGTATTCCATTAGAGATTGTCAATAAATACATAATGAATCATGAGTTTGAATTGATGAGTAATTCAGATTATATTGAACTGGATGACATTGTTCTTTAATTAAAAACCGGGTTTACAAAAATCCGGTATTTTTCTATATTATAAGTATGGAGTTGCGTGAAATAAACGATTACTTATCACAGAATAATATAGAAATTCAATTAAACCATAAAGCATATTGTTCTAATTTTGAATTGGTCGGCAAACCAGATGCTAAAGATGTTAACCTGCGTGAACCATATTCTTTCCAGGCATTCTATTTAGATCGATTGGTTCTGGACATAAACATTACAGGATGGGGAGTGTTCATCATGACATTCCGTAATCCAGATGGTTATGAAATTGGTAAAGGTTATATCCATGGTCTACAGAAACTATTAAACTTCTTCGCATCAGATTCTTTTAAGGTTCTATGTGAGCAGGCTATATTAGTAACAGCAGACAATAGGAATCTCTTTACCTCTGCATTAGAGACAGAGATGCTATTATTGGATATCTGATCCAAATAATTCTGATATTTTTTATTTCCATAATCAACATAAAATACTATATTTAATAACATGAAAAAGATACTGATGACAATTATATTCTGCACTGCATTTGCATTTGCGGGGAATTTTTTGAAACCAGACGAATCAGAGACAGATGATTCGGTAGATACTGTCTATGTCGTACAGAATACAGGGTATGTTGTCTACTCCACTGGGTACTATCATCCGAGACCTCCGAGCAGGATCTATTACCGTCATGCTCCGGACAGGTGTGTGAATCGGAACTGTTTGCATCGACAGAAACCTCCGAGGCAGAGAGTCTATCCCCCAAGGATCTTACGACCGACTCCACCTCCGCACAGGCCTGGGCATCGACCACCACCACCGCCTCCACCGAAACATCATGACCATCGGTAAGTATTAAGGTCGACTGAAAAGAAAAATTTAGAATGTAGTTATTTACATCTGGTGATTTAATAACTATATTATACACATAAACAATCAATCAAGAGGTTATAAAAAATGTCTCAAATCACTCTCACTCAAATCAAGTCCGCTTATCCCTATCTCACGTCTTCGTTTGACAGTAAGGTTGCTGATTACCGTGCACTCCAGGGCCGTTGGAAGCGTCTTAAGGCTCACTTGAACTCTCTTCCGAAGCGTGACTCTATTGTCATTATGCAGGATAAGATTGAAATCTTGCAGAACATTCACGAAGTCAAGGAAAGGATGTTGGAACTCCGCCAGTGGTTCAAGTCTCATGTCAAGCCGACTGCGGATCGTCTTCGTCAAACTGCCCGTGCTGTTGATGCTGTTGCACATTCTACCCCGACTGTTGCACCTGTCATCAACATCTCTCCGGAAAAGATTGCACAGATCAAGCAGTTGATTGACACCAATCCGGCTGTGAAGTCTTTGCTTCAGGCAATTGCCAGCAAGCTTCATGGCTAATCTGTAAAGTTCATGTTAACCTCCGAAAGACCGGGTGTCAAATGGCACTCGGTTTTTTATTTAGCTGACAATATCTACTAAGGATAATTGATTAAGAATAATTAGAAGTAATTGTTTTACAATAGCTATATAAGTTACTATATTATGAATATAAACAACGGAGATAATTATGGCTGAGTTCACAAGACAACAGATTGCGGATATTATTAACCGAGAAATCGGTTTTGATATTGCTGAAGATGATGGATATGATGTTGAACTCAACTATCATGAGAATGGATATAAACTTCATGACTGGGTAGTATGTGACGAAGACTTTTATCCGTTTGTTCGAGTAGACAGTGATAAAGATATTACAATCTGTAGTGTGAATGACAGTGAATCAGAATCTTATGAATTCAACGACAGTGACTATGTAGATGATTCTGATATAGATTATAAATTCTATCCGGAAGATGACGAATACAACATAGACGAAGAGGAAATCATTGATTTTGCTAATCGATTGAAGAATGCATTAGGTATCGAATATGTCGGTGATTTGGCTATTGCACCTGAAATAGAAGACATAATCCTTTAAGGATATCTGAATAAAAAATTCTGTTAATTCTACATTGACAATTATTAAATATTAAACTATATTTGTAATATCAAAATAAAACAATCGAGGTAAAAACAATGGCAACAGTAATCTTTTCTAACTCGGGTGACACTGATACTGCAGTGCTCCGCTATATCTGGAACGGAATTCCCAACGTTAAAGTGGTGGAAATCAACAAAGATACTCTGAACGCACAGGAACTTGTTGATCAGGCAATTGAACAGGAACACGATACGCTCATCTGTTGCGGACACGGTTCTGACAAGGGTCTGTTCAATCCTGCAGGGACGGGATATTCGTTTGCGATTAACCGCCAGAACTACAAGAAAATTAAGGTAAACAGGTTCATCGGAGTATGGTGTCATGCATCTGAATTCGGAGAATCTGTGCATCTTAAGGGATTCTATTCCAGTATGTTCATTTCTAATAAGACTGAAGCATCGTCTAATCAGTGTTACAATGCAACTGCATCTCAAATCACGACGTATGAGATCATGTTTGCAGTTGCTCTGAATCAGCTCATCCGTAACTATGTTCCGATGAAGAAGTGGGTGAACATCCTGAACAACGGTGGATCTGCTGGTGACATGCCTATCCAGCCGGCTGACAAGACTATTGACATTGTGAAGTTCAACTATGACGGTCTGAAGTATCTGTCTAAGTTCGAAGGTGAAGTTCCTGAATACAATGAATGGGGAAGTGTCTCGTATGCTGGAACTTATACCGGTAACTGGCGGAAAGGTCATTGGGACTATCAACTGAACCGATACGTCTACGATGATGAAGCTGAAACGAAATCTACAACTGGCAAGACAACTGTAGGGGAATCTGTTAAGGCTGCAAAGACTGCATCGAAACGTCATTTCGGAAAACATATCGAAGATGAATGGGATGACGACGATGTTTACTACTATGGTCGTTAGTCTAAAGTGAAATTGTTAACCTCGATTGGGCTGGCTATCCGAAAGGGTAGCCGGCTTTTCGTCGTTGACTGCATTAAAATTCTGCTAAACTTTTATATTAAATTATTAAATAATTTACTATATTATAATTGTTAAGCAAAAGGAGTTCATTATGAAAAAAATTATCGCTATCTTCGCTGTTGCAATGTTCTTTGTCGGTTGTACAGAAAATCCTGCATCTCCGACCGACGGAACGTATTGTTATGAAAAGAAGATCGGTTATGCCGACGTGACTGGTCCGATCTATGGTCAATATTATAAACAATGGATTTCCAAAAATTGTGAATATACAATAAATGGACATTGTGGAAAGATCATTGATGAAAATAAGGTTATTACTATTCAGGAATGTGCACCTGCAACTTATATTCCTAACTGAAAGGATAATGGACTATAAAATTCTGTTAATTTTCTATTTAGAATTATTAAATAAAATTCTATATTATGAATATAATCAAACAATCAAACAGGAGATAAAACATGATTCTTGCTCGCTATATCAACTCTTATCAAGACGAAATGGCTCTGAGCCAGTGTGAAGACTTGTATATGTCTAAAGAAGATGCAATTAAAGATCTGAAGTCGGATGGTTATACAGACGACGAAATCGATATTGATACATCTAACTGCGACGAATACGGTTGGGAATTTCAGGAAATTTCCGTTACTGAAGTAACGAAATAAATGATTCTGAGCCGGTTGTCTGGAATAAAAAATTCTAAGACAATCGGTTTATAACTCTCACAAATTTAACTATATTTACAACATAAATCAAACCACAAACCAAAGAGGTTAAAAATGACTCAGGAACAGATCAACACCCTTAAGAACGAAATCGTCTCCCTCAACAAGCAGGTTGACATCCTCAACAGTGAAGACTTTGCTGACACTGTGCCGGAAATCGAAACAGCGAAGACTGCAATCAAGAACTACATTGCCAAGGCTCAGGCTGAAATCGACAAGTTCGAAGCGGAACATGCTCCGAAGACTGTCAAGATTGAAGGCATCGAAGGCCTGGAAGAACTCCTTAAGAATCCGATTGTGAAGCAGATTCTTGGACTCTTCCTTAACGGTCTGAAGAACCTTAACAAGTAGTGTCTGACACAAAAAATTCAAAAGTCCAGGGTTTACACAACTCTGGATTTTTTCTATATTATTCATATCAACGATGTTGTTGATACAATTGGAGATTGATATGAAGATTGAAAACCTTAACTGCAACGTTTGTAAGCATCCGATTCATTATCGGAATCAAATGGCTTGGATCTGGTGGAGATTCGGTGCTTGCTGTGTGAAGTGTCAGCGGAAGTTTAAGCGAAAAGCTAAAGCTCATGATGGTGTTTGATTTAATACTTCTGGATATTCTTCATTGACAATAATCAATTAAATTACTATATTATAATCATAACACGGAGGTTATTAAATGACATTTACTGCAGACGAAAACAACAACTCTATCATCATCACGTTCACTGACTCTAAGCAGGCAGAGTTCATGATGAAACGTTTCTGTAATACCTGGGATGAAGACAATCACGGAAAGAAGTTCCGTATGGATCTGTTAAGTCTGATCAACTGCAAGAACATGTTCTGTGTGTCTGTTGATCCGTGGCATGACTGTCGTGATATTGACGGATTTGAACAGTTCAAACAGTTTGTTCTCCAACTCTCTGAAGGGATTGACGGTTAATTATGGGAAGATACTTTAAAATCGGAATTAAATACAAGACTTCAACAGAATTCGGTGATTTTGAGTTAAGTATCTGGGCGGAATCACATCTGTTGGCAAAGGTCAAGGCAACAAAAAAGTTTAACGAGATCATGCCGAATGGTACACTTCTCGGAGTATATTAAGGAGAACTAATCATGAAGAAACAAAAAACCGACTATACCGAACTCCAGTGTAAGAACTTCCTGGAACGTGGGTACAACATTGTCCTTACCCAATTCAAGGACGGTCGTCCAGAAGGTGTGTGTGGTCCGTCCAAGTATTACGGTATGGTTCATGATGTTGTTACTTGGCCGTCTGTACGATATGTTTCGACTGGATTGTGTCTTCAGAATCTTGTCACTGAGTACGAAGTCTATAACGGTAAACCAGAACGGAAAGAATTCACCATCCTGTTTTGTAATCCGAAATCCACTCAAAAACTTACGGTGAACGGATGGACTTTGGATTTGAGTCGATACAATCGAAAACAGGTTATGGAATTCCTTCAGAAACAAGGTGTAAAGATCGAACAGTTCGACGAAAAGAAGTAGTCAGAAAGAAAAAACAGAATAGAATCGACTTTACAATAGTCGATTTTATTTCTATCTTTATTACACAACAATCAACAAAAGGAAATGGAAATATGACAAAGAAAGTTTATCACGTTACAATCACTCGCGAAAGTGATGGCAGTGAAGAAGAAAAGACTCTGACTAAAGAAGAAATTATTGATGCCATTGGTGAATACGGATTCAATGATCTGGTGAATTACGGTGCTTACGACACTGGCAACAACTACTACTGGCACAATGAAGACTATTATTCGTAATTTGTTAACCTCCAATGGGCTGGTCATTTGACTGGCCTTTTTCTTTAAGCTACTAGAGTAAAAGCAGTAATCAATAAAGCCTTTATGGAATAAGTAATGGATTAAGTATTAAGAGTATGTTTTATTTGTCCATATTTGAGTTCTGGACTAATTATTTAATTAAGTAGTAGGGAAATAAGTATTAAACCATTAAGTCTTTAAAACTCAATTATGCAAGATTTATATTAAGATTGCTGACTAAAAATAATTCTAACTTTTCTATTTAAAATAATAGTAAAAGTTTCTATATTATAAGTATTGAAGCAATGTTGCTTTAATAAAAATGGAGATTAACTTATGCAGACTAAGTTTTTTATTCACAGCCACTTTGAAGGCACTGATCTGACTTTTGACGAGAATATCGTCTTGACTGCAGAGCAAATTGCTAAATACAAGTCTAAGCTTGAAAAGGTCGATCCTGATTATGAAGAAGTCTACTATAATGACTCAGATAAGGAAGATCTCTTCCTGAAAGCAGAATACTTCATTGAGGATCTTGACACTGCAAAACCAATTACTGAAGAAGAAATCAACGTTCTTGAAAAGTTCATTAAAGTCAGCAAAGAATATGATAGAATTGATGATTTCTGTGAAAGTGCTGAAGAAAGTTACTAATTGAATTAAGTCGGAGAAATCCGACTTTTGCATTTATTAAGAGTAAAAGCCGACTCCTCATAGCCGGCTATTGTCGTTACATAAGTTAACTGATATAAAAATTCTGGGCTTTTTATATTTAATAAAGCATTAAAATTTATTATATTTGTTGTATAACAATGGAGGTTATAATATGATGAATAAAAAAACTGCAATGTCGATGATTGAAATGGCTAAAAAGGAAGCCGGAATTGTCTTCATTCATTATAATGGCATGCATAGTGGTGGTCTGTATTCATCCAGTACGCCCAGGATTATGTTGTATCTGACCAAATATCCTGGCCATTATGGATCTGAAGCATATGACCAGACTGTGATGCAAAAATATCTGGATAAGGTGGAATACTGCGAAGACTTCCTTAAGATTACTGTCAACCATTTGTGTAGATCTGATAATGATCGTATTAACCATGCGGGCAATGCTGAAGTAGTTGAAGTGAACTATAAATCAGGCAGAAATGATTATAATATAAAAATGATGACCGCAAATGTTGACAGCTATGAATATGCAGGCATCAATCATTATGCTAGGACACTGATGATTCCTTATGAAAACATCATGAAAGTTTCATATTAACTGACATTAGACCGGGAAACCGGTCTTTTACATTCACTACGAGTAAAAATAGTTTCCATTTAGCTGATTATCGCAGCTACTATTGTTGTCTGATTAATTATAATTCTAGATTTTTTATATACAAAAATCAAAAATTTTTCTATCTTTTGTGAAACAAGAGAGGTTAATTATGAGTATCAAGATTCAAATCACTGTTAACCACAAACTCGTTTCTGAAATCAAGAAACAGAGAATCAACCCGACAACTAAAGACGAACGTTTCATCGACTGGTACCGTCGTATGGAGATGTGTACTCATAACTGGAATGGTAAGACTTTAGTTCTCGATCGTGCAGACCACACAAATCAAGTGGATTACTTCCATGTGAGTCTGTATTCTCTCGATAAGTTGAATGACTACAAGGGAAATCATTTCTATGCGGGATTTCTGAACTGTAACAATCCGTGGAGGTAATTATGAAATATCTGACGAAACTTGGTCTATTCTTAGTCAGTACATTCCGTTTAATGTCAAAGAACAGACTGAACGAGCTATCATTGTAGCTGAATATTGTTCTCAGGATAAACTTGGTGATCATCTGACAGAAGAACAGCTCGGATTGATTATCGATGATCTGGATGATTTCATCCGTCAGACCGAAAAGAATCTGTCCGAACATCTGACGGAAGTTTTGACTAAGGGTGGAATTCGAATCTAGTCATGAATAATCTGACGGAGACGAACAGTTTCACGTCTAACTGACCCGAACCGGAGAAATCCGGTTCTTTTCCGTTCATACTTGTAATATCAATTCATTGACTGGGCAATAGCCAATACTAGAGAAAACTGAACGGAAAAATTCAAATGTTTCTCATTTACACAGAATCAAAAATTAGCTATATTATGAATATAATAATGGAGGTTCAGTATGTATGTTATTGGTTCTTTGATTATTCTCTGTGCAGGAACTGTAATTTTGACGAATCCTGTATCTAAAGTCAAATCGAAAAACAAAAAGGAGGTTTAACTTATGTCCAAAGCGATGATGATTATTCTTACGATTGTTGGTATCTTTTTTGTTATCGGAATGATTGCTGGTGATTACCACTGTACTATGCATCTCTGCAATGCAGTCATGTCTGCGGTGAATCTTGTAGCGGATATTGTCAAGACTGAAGCGAAAGGAATTACGTTCGTGTTCGGCGGAATTGCAGGATTTGTCGGCTAAAAGTTTTTCATGTTAACCTCCAAAAAGATGACAGAATAGAAATATTCTGTCATTTTTTATTACAAAAACTATAGAATTTTCTATATTATAATCATAACACGGAGGTTATGAATGTCTTTTCTCGGATTTCTTCTCTTCATCTTCAATGTGGTTGTAACGGTTATTGTAGTCGGAAAAGTCGGTAACAATTGTGGATGTCTCGGAAAGATTGTCATTGCAATCGGAACTTATGTGTTTCTCAAGATCGTTGAAATCATTCTCGTATTTTTGATCACGACACTGTTTTTTGTCGGAGTGCCTGTAACAATAGGTTATATATTATAGGTTTACAAAAAATCCGGAATTATCTATATTATACACATACACATAACGAGGTTGATATGATAATAACAGTTGAAAAAGATTTGACTATTCACATGGTCGGTGTAACTGAAGAACTGGCACAGTATGTTGGACAACGACTGGACAATTACTATGATGCCAACGGTTTGAGTGATTACATCGTAAGTGAAGACGGTGACGGTTACAAGATCGATACCTTCTGGAATGACGAAGAACCGACTCAAGAAGATTTGTACAACAACGTAAAACGATGGCTGGAGGATTCTAATGCTTAAAAAATTCTTTGGATTGTGTTTGTCTCTCTTCAGTGCTTTAGCTGAGGGATTCGGTGATGAAAATGGTTGGGATGATGAAGATTAACACAACGGAGGTTAAAAATGATAGCATTCGTTAATGGCGATTTGAAAGTTACACTGAACGGTGTGTATCAGACTGACGCTGGTTATATCGCTGGTCGTATAGAAAATCACTACGATGTCAAGGGATTGAAAGGTTACGAAGTTATTCCCGATTCTCCAGGTTCATTCATCATTCGAACCTATTGGAACGAAGAACCGTCTTACCGTGAATTCAATAACAACATCCAGCAATGGGTAGAAGAACGTAAGAAATGGAAAACGGAGCATAACAAATGGTAGTGTTTCTCTATCGAATCAATTGAAAAACAAAAACATAATCAAATCGGGGTTTACACAAATCTCGATTTTTTCTATATTATAATCAAGAGGTTACAAATGACACAAGAAAAAGAAGTGAAACAGCCAAAAACAAAAGAAACAGATTTGTTCGGAAGTTGGGAAGAACTCCGAGAGAGATGGGCTAGAGCTCAAAGAGGATTAACATAAATGGTAGATAATTTTGACCAAATCAGAAGCTTATTGAAATTCGAAAATGACGGTGATTGTTACTATGTCCAGTTGTTACGTAGACAGAGTGATGATCCACATACAGACGGTAAGGCGGATCCACGTTATCATGGCAACATGCATTCAAGGTCCGTGAAAGACTATCTCATTCCGTCTCTGGAATACTTCGACAAGGTGAAGGAAGACATAATTACCATCTGTAAGACCTTCAACGTCCGTGCCTACATCAGACTCAACAAGAGAACGTTCAAGAACATTGCACTGGAAATGTTGAAGCATATTGCAGAACAGTGTGCATCTGGAGGTACGTTTAACTCTCCTTATCATCTGGTAGCATCTGCTGCTGGTGAGGTATGTTCTGCCGGAAAGGATAAAACATGGATTGTGGATCTTGACGAAGAATACCTTCCGTATCAGGAAGAGATTCTCAAGATGATGTTCGAGTGTGAACCTTACATTCGTAATATCGCAAACTTGGCCAAAACATTCCCTGATTCGTCACATACAGGCTCAGAACCGTCTCTTTTCCTTGCCTATAAGCAAATCAAGGATGCAACTCCTATTGTCCCCACGAAGCACGGAAAGCACGTTATTGCGAAGCCGTTTAACGTACAGTCCTTAACAGAGAAGTGGAAACAATACTGTCAGGATAATGGTATCACGATGCCTCTGCCGCGAACTTTCGTGGATCCAGAGAACAAGTATACCACGTTCGAATTGACCGATGTGTATCTACATGTTGCCAAGGAATTCGAATCGTTCTTGCCGGAACACGATACGTTCCAGAAGGATAAGAACAAGATCTCCTTCAGAATGGCGAAACTCAACGATTGTGATCTCTACATACTCGATTCCTACTGGAAGGAACATTGTTTGAAGAACAAGTATTGGATGAAAATGTTCGATATTCACAAGGATAATCCTACCATCCTCTACGTTCCGTAAGTTTTGACTACAGATTGCGAATCAAAGGCCAGGTGTCACAGCCTGGTCTTGCTTTATAAATAGAATATGGAATTCTATCAAAATAAATTTATTACTGTTACTATTTTATTTGATTATGGTCGTGGCAGTACATGTAAAGATAGAGATATTTATGCCTTTTCCGATCGTGGCATAGAATATACTGATGATTGTTATAAACGATGCCATTCTTTATGGTGTTCTTATAGAGAATCTACTTTAATAGAATATCAAGGAAAGACATATTCATTGACTTATACGAATATGGCTACGTATTTTCCTAAATGGATTAGTGAAAAATATGACGTAGCAGATGATTATATCGAACTTGATGATATAGTTCTATAATTCTGCAATAATCATTTTACGGAAAAACCGATTTACAACCATTGTCGGTTTTTTTATATTAAAAAAGGAGGGATAAATATAATATGACTATGATGGAGATGACACCAGAAGAATTCAAAGACTTTATGGAAGCACAGACTGATGCCATAGAAGTAGCCAAATGGTTATTGGGGGAAAAGCTTGGGTATGACCCTGGCCCAGAGTACGTGAAGAAATGGATCCTCGAAAATGGGGAATCATTCCGTCAGAACTGGCCAACATATTCTGCCGAATGGCATGAGAAAAAACAGTCGATGAATCGTTAACGCAGCCGGGTATCAATGCCCGGTTTTCTTATAAATAGTATATGACATACAAAGAACTCAAAGAATATGCGTTACAATATAAAAATGCAATGTTAGAAGCAGGATATATTTACAAAGATACCGTTTCTGATGGATATTATGAATGCACAGAGAAAGGCAATGATAAAACCGTAGCTATTGCTGGTAAGCATTGGAGAGGTGCAATAAGAGCAGAATCGAACGATGAACCAGATGATATTATAGAAGTTTGGGCTCCATGGTCATTAGATAATCCAACCGGTGGATGGACATGGTGTACACTTAGCAAAGATCCTCATTCTATTCCGTATTTGGAAGAAACAATAACGTTCTTGGTCAATGCATATGAATTAAATACATCAGTACCATCAGTAGATTATGTTGAATTGGATGATATAGTACTATAATTTGGAGATTAACATGGCAAAGAAATTAGCGATAAGTGTATCAGGCGGTGGAATGCTGGGCATTGGACCGCTTCAATTTATGTGTAGGTTAGAATCAGATCTTGGTAAGAAAATTAGTTCCATAAGCTTTGCATATGCTGGAACTTCTACAGGATCTATTATTGCTGCTGGTCTGGCACAGGATAAGTCAGCACAGGAATTGTTTGACCTGTACAGAACCAACTTGAAAAATATATTCAAGAAATATCCATGGTACAAGAGGGTTGTACCTAAATGTCCTACGTATGACCATTCCAATTTGAAGAAGATTCTGGAGAAAAACTTTCCTGGTAACATTGGTGATTGGTCCAAACCGATCTACATACCTGTAACATACATGAACGGAAAATCCGAAGAAAAGGTATGGGATCTTGGCGATAAGGATGTGAAGAAGTCTTTTGCTGTACTTACAAGTTGTTCCGCTCCTACATACTTTGATGTTGTGGTGGAAAATGGGCAAAGCTTCTGTGACGGTGGGATGTGGGCTAATGATCCTGTTGAGACATTACAGTCTGGTTTAACTCGTTCCGGTCATAGCAATTATAAAATCCTTTCATTCAACACTGGTATGGTCACACCTCATACAGCATGTGGAAACATGTCTAAACTTGAATGGGCAGAATACATACTTGATGAATGGGTTGCAAGAACAGGTGAAGCAAATTTCTATGAAGCATCTTCTAATATCGGCATAGATAATGCATTCCGTTGTGCTCCTACTCATGACCATAAGATTAAAATGGATAAAGTCGACGATGATACGGTACAAGAAGTAGTAAGCATTTGGGATAAGTATTACGATTCCGTTAGAGACGATTTATTAAAGTTTATTAAGAGGTAACATATATGGAATTTGAACACATACTTCAACCGTTACTTAATGCTGGAATGATCAAGAAGACAGGTCGTTCTACTAATATTATAGATGCATATGACTATACTCCAAAAGCATTAGACTTAATTGGTATAGATGATGACTGGCATTTTGGTAATGTTAGTAAGAATGAATCACCGATGAGATTAATAGTTTGGCTTCCACATAAACGTCAGACTAATAATTATGGTGATACATTTGGTGGATTCAATGATTCGGGCAGTTACAGATATATAACCGTTAATGATAATCCAGAAGAGTTATATGGAACAGAGTTCGAAGAAAGAGTTAAGGTCTTATTTGATGGATTAGGTATTACATATCAGGAATTCAATGATGATTATGTAGAATTGGATGACATTTGTCTTTAAATATTATTAATTACTGCAGGACATACTTCATATCCAGCAATAATAGCTGCTATGAACAATCCTGCAAATCCTGTACCTGCATCATAACCAGAGAAGATTCTGCCGAAAGATACAAGGGCAATGATGATAGCGAATATGATACAGAACATTTATTAACTCCTGATTGATTTGAACTTTGTTAAATATAAAAAGAAATGACATGACAATCCATGTCATTTTTTAATTTCTTTTAAGCCATACAATCTTTTATATTACAGTAAACTTTATAAAGGTATTAAGCATTAAGGATATTTGAATAAAGAATATTTTGGATTAAGGATTTACAAAATAATCGGAATTTTTTATATTAAGCATATCAACAGGAGATTAAACATGGTAAGACGATACACAAACAAGCTTCTTGAAAAACTTGAAACTGGTGAATTGTCATGGGAAGAAGTGTGCAGAGAATGTCTGGCGGAAATGAGTGAAGATTCCATAGAAGACATGTGCAATACGATGGAGTGGGTTGATTGTCTTGATGATGACTTTGAAGAGGATCCGAATTAAAAGATTCAAGACTTTTTGATTTACAAATGATGCAAATAATTCTATATTATAAACATCAACAGGAGATTACAACATGACAGAAGAAGAATATGAAAAATTCACAAGAGAACTTGAAGACGAACTGTTCGGAAAATCCGACGACGAAACGTAGTGAAGAACGAATCCTGGAAGAGATTCGAGGTCTCTGCCGTTATGAAGATGCACTGAATGAAACATGTTATGACTGGCAGGAATACGAAACTGCAATGGCAAAGGTGCGTACTCGCAAGGCAGAACTCTGGAATGAGTTGAAAAGCAGAAGTTAAATAAGTTTCATGTTAACCTCCAAAGATGACGGGATAGAGATATTCCGTCATTTTTTATAGATATACGATTCTTATTGATTTGCCTGAAGATAAAAATTCTTAATTTAATGGTTTACAAATGATTCATATTTTTCTATATTATGAATATAATCAATAAGGAATAACAAAATGAAAAAAATCATCATCTTTGCAATCGCCATCTTCACCATGTTCATGTTCACTGGCTGTAACTCTTGCACGCAGATGTACAAGGAATTCGAATCCGACTTTGCCGAACTTGACCGTGACGTGTTCGTGATGCATGCGTTCACTGGAGACACTCTGTTCCACTACTCCGGTCCTTGTTACTTCTCTGAAGACACTGGTTCGGTGACTCTCATCTACAAGGTCAATGGCAAGAGTAAGAAAGCGGATTGGGTCGGAAACTTTATCTTCCAAGCAATCGAAAAGTAAGAACTGGGTAAATTATGCCAAGATACCATCTGCCAAAAGAAGAAGAAGAATTTCTTTATGAAGTTCTGGAAGTCACTAAAAAGCATCATTTGAATGATGACCAAAATCGCGAATACATGCATTGGCGGATTAAATCTACTCTTTCCAAAAAAGAATGTTTGACACTTGCATTGCATCCGAAAAGAAGACTTCAACATTCATATATTGAATTTAATCATGTAAATAAGCAATTTTATTTGAAAATAAAGGAATATATTGGAACAATTAGTAAGAATGCTGTTGTTTATATTCCGAAAAAACATAAGAATAATATTGCCATTGACGGAGTTATGCTTCAACCTGATGATGAACGAGCAATAAGACGTATTGTTGATAAAATGAATCAAACATACGAAGCGTCTAAAGCGTATTCGCATCGGATTGACATCTATGAAACGGAATTTAATATGTTTCCTGATGTTTTTTAAAAGATTTCATGTTAACCTCCAAGGGGACTAGGAATAAAATCCTAGTCCTTTTTTGTTTACAATATTATTGGAATTTTCTATATTATGAATAACAAGAGGTTACAATGCCACAGATTATCTTCCTTTCGATTATTGCCACAACCATGATTTCTACCATCTTGACGATGTGGGATGAAATTTCCAAGTGTCAGGAAATAAAGATTGTAGTTCTGTTCTGGAGTCCATTTCTTGTTATCGGTATTGTAAGTTATATCATCTACAGTATCAAAGAATGGCGTCGTCAGCGAAAAGATATTGCATATCGTAAAGTAGTATATAAAAGAATTTATGGAAATTCTTAGTTTACGATTGTTCTAAAATTATCTATATTATAGACATAACGAAGAGGTTATGAATATGAATACAACACATTTCGTCATTATGAATCAAATGAATACCACAAACATGATTAACCAAATGAACATGATGCATATAATGCACAACCACAATACACCGGGAACGGTGTGCACTCTCACTGGTATGGATGTGGTGATTATGATTGTTGGATTCATTCTGCTCATCGGAAGCGGTGTGAAGGTCACGGAATGGCTGCTCGACAAGACCTATCACATGAAGGATTTGTGGGGCTCTATCGTGTGCATCGTTGGAATGTTTAGCTACGTAATCATCTGGGTCATAGTAATTGGACTGCTTATGTATCTGATTTAACGAAAGTTTTTCCATAACCTCCTGATGATAATAGAAGAAACAAATTTAATTGTACCGGGTTTACAAAAATCCGGTATTTTTCTATATTATTATCGTATGACAGTAGAACAGTTAGAAAAACAGATTGTCGATGCTCAGCGAGCATATTATAACAAATCTCCAATCATGTCGGATATAGAATTCGATGCATTGGTAGATCAACTTACGGAACTTAATCCTGATTCACCCATCCTGAAGAACATTGGTACAGACCATACAGATGGTTTCGCAAAAGTCAAGCATGATATCATCATGGGTTCGCAAGCCAAAGCGAATACTGCAGAGGACATGAATGGCTTCTTTAACCGCAACGGAAAGGGATTGTACATTGTACAGTACAAGTGCGACGGTTGTTCCATTGCCTTGAACTATAAGGATGGAAAATTCTCCACAGGAGTAACAAGAGGTGATGGTACAGAAGGCGATGACATCACACGGAATGTTCTCCTCATGAAAGGATTGGTACAGGAAATGAACGATCCTTACACTGGTACAGTCAGAGGTGAGATTCTCCTGGACAAGAAGGTCAAGGAAAAGTACTTCCCAGACATGAAGAATTGTCGTAACGCCGCATCCGGTATTATGAAACACCTTGACGGTACAGACTGTGACAAGCTTACCATCAGAGTCTACGATGCACAGTTCCTGGACAAGTCCAAATCCTTTATGGAACAGATCAAGTTACAACAGTGGCTTAAGGATCAGGGATTCATTGTTGCCGATTATGTATGCATCGATACGACAAAGATGAAGAATCCGGGTCAATCAGCGATAGATCTTATCAGAAAAGAATTCGACGAAGACAATTCCAGCAATAGAGATTACGACATTGATGGCCTCGTATTTAAGAAGAACGAGATCGACATGCATGATATCCAGACGGAAATGCGTCCCAAGACTATGATCGCGTTGAAGCCAAAGTTCACGCCTGTCAATACCATCTTGCGTAATATCGAATGGAATGTAAAGAATGGTACAGTAACACCTGTAGCCGTATTTGATCCGGTAGAAATAGAAGGATCCACAGTCCAGCGTGCCGGTATGTCCAACATTGGATTACTTGAGTACCTCGAGATGGAGATAGGTCACGAGATCACCGTAATCAAAGCCAATATGATTATTCCAAAGGTTATTGCCGATGTAACAACCGGTAAGTTCCTGACGGGATATGAATATTAGATTCAATAGAAAAAGGTTTAAAATAATACCATAATTTTCTATATTAGAATAAGAAACAAATAACAAAAGGAAATTACAATGGAAAGAATCATCATGATCCCAGTTACGTTCTTCATTACTGGTGTTGCCGCATGCTGCTTTGCATCGCCATTCGTGGTACTCGGTGGTTCTTTCCTGAAAGGATTCATAGCATGAGTGAAGTAGAAACTTTGGCAAAGAGTCACAGATGGAATATGCCGACAGTATGTCCTGTATGTGGCGGAACACTTGAACTTAACGACAATCATTCGCGTCTCTATTGCACCAATGAATACTGCCCATCCAAGTCAACGGGTACAATCATGAAATGGTGCGACGTACATGGAATCAAGGAGTTAGGTCTTACTACTCTGGAGAAGATCCAGGACCAAGGATATTTCCTGACTATCTCTGGCCTGTACAACGATACATGTCATCCTGATGTCAATGCCAAGATGTACTCACTCCTTGGCAAGAACTGGCATAACATTATTGCCGAGATAGACTCACACAGAACAACCACATTGGCAAAATTCCTTGCCGGTTATAACATATCAGGGTTAGGAGAAAAATCGGTCCAGAAGATTCTTTCTGCGCATTCTATCGAAAGCTTTGACCAATTGTACGATTCTACCATACCGGGACGATTCACCTGTGACGGAATTGGTTATATCACCAGTAGGAAGTTTAGCGACGGTTTAGAAAAGAACCGTGAAGACATGGAAAAGACCATGAAGGTAATCCATCTGGTACAGGAAGAAAAACATACTGGTTCTTTGGATGGTAAGTCATTCTGTTTCACAGGAGCAATGGAGTACAAACGTAAGGATCTCCAGGACATGGTTGTACAGAACGGTGGAATCAATAAAGACAGTGTTACCAAGGATCTCACCTATCTGGTGATACAGGATCCAAGCTCTAATTCTGGAAAGGCAAAGAAAGCACGCACCATGGGAATCACACTTATCTCCCCAGAACAGTTCTTGGAAATGGTAAATGGATAAATGGAAAATTAAAGAACGATATCGTCTAATTCAATATAATCATCTGTACTGTTGGATTCAAAATAATCCTTGAGTCTTTGCCTTTCTTCCGCTGCGTTTTCACCCAGTCTACCAAGATCGGCAAAAATTTCGCCCGTATCTAACATAACTCCATAATGTTCCCATGACGTAAAGGAAATATTGCCATAGGGGGAATCAACAAATTCAATGTAATCGTTATTTTCAATCTTGGTACTTATTGCCTTTATTTCCACTGGTTCCCAATTAAGATTTCTATTTTGACTTTGCTGTTCTTGGAGCTTTTGGATTATATATTCTTTACCATAAGATTGATCTGTTCTATATCTGTATATTACTTTCATGTCTTATTTATATGCTTAATTAATTTGCAGTCAGTTATAGTAGTGGCAGGCATTGCCGGGTCCATGGAAACTGTATTTACTTGTAAGAGATGAATAAAGCGGGTCTCTCAACCCGCATCAGTTATTGGAGCTGTTTGTAAAGCTTCAGCTGTTTTTCAACCAGCACTGTAAACGCATCAATTGTCTCATCAACTTTCTGCTGTTCCGTCCAGCGCTTATTGTCTGTGTCAAACAGATTTGCAACAGAATGCCAGTAACTTGCATGTTCCACACTGCAGTCATTTTTCCGTGTATATGTTATACAAAACAGCAGATCATTGATATGTTGGTAGATTTCAAACAGATATCCATGATGCTGTTCATCCCAGACAGTTACTTCAGCCCATGCTAGCGTGTCCAAATGCAGCTTGCATTCATAGCGCAGATACTCATTTTCAAAGCAGTGCTCGAAGCTGAGTTCAATGAGCTTTTCAGATTTCTTGATTGTGTATTTCATGTTATAACCTCTTGTTAATGTGATACTGCTTTATTAAAATTTAGCAATTTATAATATAATTGTAAACGCTAATTCTGTATTTTTTTATTTTACTACATCTTAATATAATACAGTCAACATTGGTAAGGTTGAGTTCCTTAATGCTTGCAAAAATAAGCTGATTTTACTTATATTACTGGAAATGAGTTATCCGATTTAAAATATTCATAAGATTATTATTTACAATTATAATAAAAATAGCTATATTTGTAATATAAACGATAATTAAGTCGTTTATAAAAAAATAGGTTAACATATGAATACTGAAATCATTTCCGCCATCCTCAAGATCTTGAACAACAAGGAATCTGTCGACTTCAATCAGTTGGCTGTAACCATCATTTCTGGTCTGAAATCTGACAAGACTTCTGAACAGTCTGACAAGAAGTTTGAAGAACTTCACAATCTGACTTCCATTGTCAAGGCTGCTGAAAAGAACTCTGTCATCGGCGAATACATCACTGAAGACTGCAAGCAGAAAGTTGAACTCATCGTCAAGACGTTTGAATACATGTCTGCTCGTCTGACTGATGAACAGGTTGACTACATGATTGCAGACGTCAAAGAAATCGTCGACCAGATTGAAAAGAAGTTGACTGAAAACTTGACGGAAGTCTTGTCCAAGGCTGGTATCAGAATCTAGTATGTCAAGACATCTGACGTAACATAACGACCTGACAAACGTCAGGTTGTTTGTCATATTATAAGATAATGTCAGCAAACATGACAGGTTATCTGACGTATAAAAAGGCGCCCGGGGGGCCCGGGGGGGCCTGGTATCTTGACACCCCGGTGCGTAGGAAAAATCCAGAAAAAATGTGTTAAGCTCCTAAGGGCCTATATTCCCCTGGGACTAGGTGTGCCGTGGGGTATAGCGGCTTTTTCGTGCGTGTGTCTGTTTCCCCAAAATTTTTTAAAAATTTTTATTTCTAATGGCTACCTCGCAATAGGCTATGGCAATATTATATTCTGGCTATATTTCTCAAATTTTTGCTATATAAGATATTTTACCCCCGCCCGGGCTTATTTTTGAAATATGCTAGGTTTGAAAAATTTTTTAAAAATTTTTTTCTTAACGGGTAATAAAAAACCGGCTTTTTACGAGCCGGTTCTTATAATATATGTTATTAAGGTATTAGATATATATATCGTCTATTTCTACATAGTCATCTGGCATTAAGAAGTTATTGATGGCATCTACTATTTTTAATATGAAGTTTTTAGATTCTACTTCTGTTCTATTGATTTCTTCTTCAGATAGGTGTTCTCTGGTAGTCCATATAGGATTAGACATAATAAGTTCTGACATATTGGAGTAGTCGTTAAAGTTTCTTCTGTAATCTGCTTCTGATTCCCAGCATCTTACTCTTGCGCCTACGTATTTACCCCATGCTCTACCTACGCACCAGCCACCGTCTGCGGAAGGGTGAGATATTTGCCAGCCTCTGGAAGGATCGTCAGGAACTCTGTATTTTGCGATATCGTTTATTTCTATTGGATGTTCGAAGTTGAATTGTTTGGAACCATGAGAATAAGTTCTAGTAGCTTGTTCAGTTCCTAGTCTGGTTCTTATTTCAGTTTCGCCAGTGTTGGTTTCATTTAATAAAATTTCGAAATACATATATATTTAATCCTTATAATACGATATCGTCTAGTTCTACATAATCGTTTTCTGAAACTGCCCATTCTGGTATTTTTCCGTTTTCGCAGTAATCGCGGAAAGCTTCTTGGATAGCTTTTTTATCTGGACCGATGGCGCCGAGGTCGTAGAAAACTGTTCCGTCTTCCATAATTACGGCTGTATGTAGGTAATATTCCATATTTAGACCATGGGTCATACTATATCCGTCTTTTTTGTAGCTAATAAAAGAACCGGAGGAAGTTATGGAAACGATTATAAGATTAGAATGGCGGGTAGCTTCGGCTAAACTCGGATCATCTGGATTTTCTTTAAACTTTTGTATTTGTTCTTCTACCCATTTGCTTGAACTGTCTTGTCTAAATACGTATTTAATTTTATTGTAAACCATATAAATCCTTATAATACAATATCGTCTAATTCAACATAGGAATCGACAGTTAAATCGTCTATGGTATTTTTGATTTCATTCATGAATTCATTAAGGTGTTGGCGTATATCATGAGTACCTTTCATTTCTTTGGAAATGATTGGTTCTGCTGCTTCTTGTCCATCGACGATTACTCTGACGCCACAGTATTTACAATAGCCTATACCAACATACCATTGACAGAGTTCGTGAGATTGACTTCTGTCATCTGGTGTAAACTTCCATGTTTCACTTTGTATTTCAGTATAGAGTTTATCATGACTATAATCTTTATAATGGAGAATATAGGTGCAATTACCTATATTACGATCATTCATAAGTATTGATTTTACGTAGTCTTTACTATCGCTTGATTCTGTTACGATTAATTTTACATCCATTTTAAATCTCTCTATAATACGATATCGTCTAGTTCTACATAGTCTGTATTATCAGTATACCATTCTGGAATTGTTCCATATACACAATATTGATAAAAATCTTCCTCTGCTATATCGTCGGTTGTTGATTTTTTGCCTAAATCGAAGAATTCGATACCTTCTTCCATTAATGCATAAAAATGTTGCCAAGCATCAGTTCTATGAGTACAATTATAATGACCGTGTACTGTTATAAACGTGAGTGTTGAGTAGAACCTGAGAATATCTACATCTTTGAACATAACTGTGTCACCAGGTATATTGCTACCATGAAAGGGTAAGATTCTACCGTCACTATCAATTTCAGATTGTTCAAAATCGCCGTTTTTGATTCTTTGAATGAGAGTTTGGACTTCTTCTATGCTATCGTCGCTTTTTATAATATATTTAATTTTATTATGTTCCATTTAAACTCTTTATAATACGATATCGTCTAGTTCTATATATTCTTCTGTAGTAATTAACCATTCTGGTTTTGGTGATTTATCATTACTAAATTCTATCCATTTATCCCAAAGCATGCTCATTATGTTTATTAGTTCTTCATCTGACATTTCCCTAACCTGGTTAGTACTGCAAAAGCGTTTCAAAAGGTTGACTTCATCAATAGGAGCAGTTTCACACATCCAGTCAAAAAATCTAGGATTAAAAATAAAACCAGTATTGTCTACAAATGGTAATAAATTTACCATTTTATCTAAGTCCTTATTAACTATTCCAGAAATCATTTTAAACTCCTATAAAACAATATCGTCCAGTTCTATATAATCAGTATCTTCTGCTGTAATTAACCATTCTGGTTTTGGTGGAATATCGTTTTCATTATTTTCTTCTTTATATTCTACCCATTTATCCCAGATTTTATTCATTATTGAAATAACTTGGTCTTCTGAAAATTTATTGATTCTATCTGAAAAACACGTAGCAGATAGCTCATCCCAGAAATCCGAATGTTCTACATTGCAATAATTATCTTCCATCCAATCGAAAAAATTTGGGTCATAGCAATAGCCATCTCCGTCATAAACGAAAGGTAAATCATTTACATCACACTCTAATTCTCCATTCAATATTCCGCGAATCATAATATTATGTCCTCTAATTCTACATAGTCATCAGGTATATTTTCAGTTTCCATATATTCTTTTAGTCTTTCATATTCTTGAGGTTTACCTGGATTAAAAAATTCTGTTCCGTCTTCAAACATCATATATAAGAATCTCCAGCTATTGAAACCATGGTCATCTTGATATCGTTCAGATTCATTGTCAGCATCTTTTGGTACAGTTGTAAATCTTGATGAATCCATATATATAAGTTTTACATCAATGTATAGATAATCGACATCCGTTTGAACTCGACTGACCTCATTTCTACTATTTCTACGTTCATTATCGAATTCACCTGATTTTATTCGTTCAAGAACTCTACCTGCGTTTTCTTGCGAATAATCATCAGTTTTAAAGAGATATTTAATTACTTTTTTTATCATTTTACACTCTAATTTTATATGTATTATTTATAAGTATAAAAAGTCAGGAGAAAAATCCTGACTCTTTAAAAAAGTTATTTAATATCAATTAACCGAAGATATAGCCGTGCTTTCTGAGGATATCCTTAGCTTCCTTGAGAGAAGGAGTATAAGATTCATCGACTTCGAAATCGAGTTCATCTTCAGCTACTGGGGTTTCATCTGCAACTGGTTCTTCAGCAGGAACATCCTGGTTATTTGCACCGTCGAAGTCGAGCTGGTCAGCATTACGTTCGAGGTCAGCTTCAATCTGTTCTGCAAAGTCCTGACAAAGAGTACGAGCAGTAGAAAGATCGAGGTTGGATGTAGCCGGGTTATCAAGCATCTTGATAATTGTATTACAGATGGTCTTGATATAGTCGCGATCGCCCATAGCATCAATCTGGTCCTGCATTCCACGTGCAGCTTGGATTTGTGACATAGAAATATCTGGCATTTTTAAATCTCCTATAATATATTGTTTTTATATTATTATTTATAGGATATTATAATACAATATCGTCTAGCTCTATATAAGTATCACCTACATTGATTTTGAATACATCATATAACATATATTCCATTATATCTTGGAAATTTTCAGTATACCAGCCCCAATCCCATGCATTTTTTGCATCTGGTCTATAACCTAAAAATGTTCTAGTTTTATTAGATTTTCCGATTGTTAATCCATATATCCACTGTTCAACATCATAATTAGGGAATTTTTCTTTTAATTTTTCAAATCCTTTTTCAGAAAATTTGTATATATTATATTCTTCATCCCCAACTTTGCCTGAACTTGGACTATTTACAAGATAACCAGCATCAAATAATAAGTCTCCGTATTCTTCGATTGTCATAATTCTCCTTATAATACAATATCGTCTAGCTCTATATAATCTGAATCATCTGGATCTACATGGAATACATTTTTTAAAGTATTTTCCATTACATCTTGACGATATTCTTTAAACCATGTCCATCTAAACATATCATTATCAATATCTGGAACTCCCCAAAACTCTAATGCATCATCTGTTGGATTTTTCCATATTGCAGCAGGCCAATTACTAGGATATTCAGGAAATTTTTCTCTAATTAATCTAAAACCTTTATCAGTGAAAAAATAAACCATATCAGCAGAAGCTGTATCAGGTGCATCTTTGATAATACCTGAGCTTAATAATAAATCTATATATTCATTAATTGTCATAATACAATATCGTCCAATTCTATATAATCCATATCATCTGGATGTGCTTTAAATATATTTCTAAGCGTATTATCCATTACGTCTTGTTCGCTTTCTTCCATCCATTGCCAGTCACATTCATCTATTGCGTCTTTTTCAACACCCCAAAACTGTAATGAACCTCTATGTTTTAATATAGCATTATACCAGCCATCAGGATAACTTGGAAATTTTCTACGAATTAACTCCATGCCTTTATCAGTAAAGCGATATGGTCTATCTGCATTACTACCGCCTTCTATGATGATTTCATTATCTAATAATATGTCAATGTATTCTTGTATCGTCATAGTACAATATCATCCAATTCTATATAATCTGTATCAGTATTTAAGTTAAATATATCATTTACAATATATTCCATTGCTTTTTGATTTTCTGTTGGGTAATACCAAGTCCAATCGTAAGCATTAGTTTCTTCAGGTTTAATACCCCAAAATACACCGTCTCGTATTGCACCAACCCAGCCAGTAGGATATTCAGGGAATTTTTCTCTAATCATATCCATTCCCTTTTGAGTAAACAAATATATCCATGTTCTTTCTGAATCACATTCTATAATGCCATTATCAAGTAGTAAATTTTTATATTCTTCAAGTGTCATTAGAATTGGTTCCTATAATTTTTTGCAATATAAACAATTTGATTATAAAATTTTTTGCAGTTTATTGTTGACTTTGGCAAACTGCCTTTGGAATTTTTAAGTAAATAATCTTTCAAATCCATATAGCTCCTAGTTCTAGTCATATTAAAGAACGGAGTATAGATAGAACGACAAATACCATAATCAGGTTTTCTAAGTCTATATTTAGACGGATGTTTTAATACGTCTTCGGTAATTTGACAAGCAAGATTAAAGTCAGCTTCTACTTTAGATGCTTCGATATTTTCTTTTGGTTGATTGTCGTAATATTCTTTTTCCTGTTGTTGTTCGAATTCTTTTACAATTTCAGGATGTTCAATTTTGCAGTTATCAACAATTTCCTTATAGAATTCATAAGCTGGAAGATTATTATAATCTTCTGGGTCTATGAATAATTCATCATAAACCTTATCGCCTAATTCTTGCATTATGTGTTGTGCTAATTTTTCCATATTAAATCCTAATAATCGTCATCTGGATATGGATAATCATCTTCATCAGGTAAAGAATGATCTCCTATATCATAATACCATTCCTGCATATATTCCAAAGTTAATGGCAATTTATCTTCGGGTATTTCTTCGTCTACAAATTTGTATATGAGGCCAGAATATTCTTTGTCTAGCCATTCTGTAAACGACCAAATATAATCATGCGCAGTGTCTGGATCCCAATCTTCTACATTACGGCCATCATCTTCAAATTCACCAATTGTAGCAAAAACCTCATCAATAGCATTACATGCTATGACTTCATCAAGCCAATAATCACTGATATCACGGCAAGTATCAAAATTTTTTACGAATCCTTGTTCAAGTAATTCTGTTATTCTTTCACGTTGTCTGAGTTCTTTTGATGATTTATCATTTTTATCTTGTAATTGCTTGATTCTTCTAGGATAATCACGTCCTTTAAAATCATAGAGTAGTTTTTCCAAATTCTTTTTTATATTTTTTTCTATTACAGATTGAATATAATAAATCAGTTCGGATATATCTGTAGTTTCTGGTTCAGAAAGATTTAATGCATTATGACTGGCGCTGTTATAATTATTTTGAACTTTCTGCCATTTGATTTCATTGGCATTTTCTGTCTTGAAAATATTGATACCTACTGATGCAGAAACGCTCCATTTTTCTTTAATATCTTCTCTATTAGTAGTTTTGCGTCGTAACATTTCATAAGCAACATAATCTCTAAAAGCTTTAA